AAACTCCATTGTGATATATCTAAAAATAAACCACTAGCACTAGCTGATGCAGGTTGATTCCATGCTCTTGTTTGTGAAGCACATACTGTAGCTTGATACTTAGCAGCACTATAACCTAAACCTGCGGCTGCAACAGAGTTACCTGTTGGTATATAATAATTAAATGTTGCACTTCCTACATCACTACCAGTTGCATTAGCGGCATTAGTTACAGTAATCGCAAAAACATTTGCACTTTCAACAGATACAACTTGATAAGTATTACTTTGTAAACTTACATTATTAAATGCTGCTGAAGATGTAAATAAAACATAATCTCCAACTGCTCTACCATGTGCTGCATCAGAACAACAAACTCTAGTAGAACCTGAACTTGTGCCAAAACAGTTTGCTAATGTAACTTTTTCTGTTATTGGTGTTACATCATATAACTCATCACCCTCATGAATATAAAGTTTTTCAGGTGTACCAAATATTGCAGTAGAAATATTATCAGCAGGTTTCCATGCTAGTAATGCTCTAGCTGATCCATCAAATGTTGCACCCTCTGCTCTTGTTTCATAGCCTCGCATATTCTCAGGTTTACCTTCACGAAACCTAACACGATTTCCATCAAACCATTTACCCTCTTCTGCATATTGGGTAGATTCTCTATGAAAACCCGGAGCTAATTTAAATGTTTGTAACTCTGTCATATTAAGTCTTAATAATATAATTTAGAATAATTGTTGGTTGTACGTTATTATGTGCTGATCCACTACCAGTATTTGCAATAAGAAGTTGATCAGCCCCTCCACCTACACTTACTGATGTTCTATAATTATCATCCCGATCACTAAGAGATCTTCCTAAACCAACTCTTGTAATTCCACTACTATCACTACTATCTTGTTCCATAGCAGCAGCATGACTATGTGTAGCAAGTTCAGCAGTAGTTAGTGTATGTGTTTCAGCACCACCAGTTCCTGCAAGATTATCACCATCAACACCACCTGTTTGTCCTGTTAATCTATTAGCACTTGATCCACCCATATCATCTTGACCAGCAACAACACGACCACGTAAATCAGGAAGATTAAAAGTAGATGATCCATCACCAACACCATAAGTTGTACTTATAATACCAAATAATACAGAGTATGTAGAACGACTTACTGCTTGACCAGCACATAGTAAAAATCCAGTAGGAGCAGAAGAACCGCCAAAAGGCACAACCGCACCAGTAGGCATAGCAACAATACCAGATAAATTAGATCCATCACCAAAAAAAGCAGAGGCACAAACTTTAGCATTTGCTGCTTGTACATTAGCACCTGCTATTGTAACTGTACTAGAAAATGTTGCTGAACCACCTATAACTAATGCACCTGAAACAGAAACATCATCTTCAAATTCTGCTTTACCAGTAGTATTAAGAGTTCCTCCTATAGATGTATTACCAGCTATATCTAAAGTCCCTCCAATAGTTAAAGAACTAAATTCTGTTGGAGCAACATTAAAAACACTTGTTCCATTAGTAATTACAAATTGATTTTCTGTAGGTCTTATTGTAACACCAGTATTACCAGCTACTTTTAATATAACATCTGCACCAGCAGAGGCATAAGATACAGAGTTACGTACCACATAACTTTTAGAATTATTAGGTATAAGAACATTAATTGTACTATGTGATCCACCAACACTTCCTTTAATTTCAAGAAATGCAGAACGAGCTTGATCACCACTACCTTGATTTTCTGTTAATGTAACAGTAGCTGTTGTTCCTACTGATATAGTTGTATAACCAGCAACTGCATCATCAACAAGACTTATAACACCATTATTAAGAACTTGTCCCCAACTATTAGGATTGTCTCCATCACCTTGTTTATTAAGTCTTAGGTTAGTGGTAAAAGTACTAGACATTTTGTTATCCTTTTATTCTTCAGAAATTTGTTTTGCTGTTTTGTAATCTGATCTTGATGTTACTAAAGTAATAAAATCACTTTTTATACTAGGTATTGAATCAGTAAAGCTAGTGTCTTCCATTAATTTTACAGTCCATTTTTGTTGAAGTCGTGAATAACAATTAGCTGTTTTTTCACTTACCATTGTTTTAATCCAAGTTTCAGGATCAATTAAATTATCCTCAAGAATTTTTTGATCTTCATCACTTATTGATAATGTTAGATTTAGTGCCATTTTTAATTCCTTATCCTAATAAATATCCACCAAAAACAGTGAATGGCTGTTGCGCTGATCCACTACTGAGATCTACTGTATCACCTCCTGCACCATTAAGTACAATTACTAAATTAACTGTATCACTTGCATCCAGCTTCATTATCCCTGCTACACTCATACCAAAATTAACTCCTGCATTTGCAAAGTTTATGGGATTAAAAGTTGTTTCTATATTACCAACGTCTGATTGATTTGATTTTATTGCAAACGTACACTGACTAGTGCCAGAAGTCATTCCACCACTTATAAATACTTCTCCAAAAAAATGATACACTCCTGCCACTGGTGCAGTAAAGGTTGCATTTGATGCATTAAAATCTGAGTTAGTATCAAAGTATTCTGTGAATCCATCTGTAATTGTATATGATGTACCATTTCCTGTTCTGTTTAAAGAGTTGCTTGTCATCCTAGCAATAAAACCTGATTGTGATGCTTTTAAAACATGACCTGCTGCATCAGTTTGTAAAGCAGAAGCTACAGTTAAAGTACCTGCTACTGATACATTACTTTGTAAATGAGTAGCTCCTGCTACTGTGACTGTTCCACCTACAATTAATGCTCCACTTACAGACACATCATCTTCAAACTCTGCTTTGCCTGTAGCTAAGAATGTACCACCTACAGACGTATTTCCTGTAATGTCTAGAGTAGAACCAAGACTTGTAGCTCCAGCTATTGTTACTGTAGATCCAAAGTTAGAAGCTCCTCCTACACTTAAAGTAGAAGCAAGTGAAACTGCACCACCTATTGTTGTTGTTCCACCTATATTAACATTACCACTTACTGAAACATTACCATCAAATGTAATATTACCTGTAGTAAATAATGTGCCACCTACAGAAACATTACCTGCTACATCTATATTTCCAGAAACTGATACACTGTCTTCAAATATAGCTGCCCCTGCTACAGTTACAGTAGATCCTAAATGTGTTGCACCACCTACACTTAATGTAGAAGCAAGACTAACTGCACCTGCAACTGTTACTGTACTACCAAAATTAGCAGCACCTCCTACACTTAATGTAGATGCTAAACTTACTGCACCAGCAATAGTAGTAGTACCACCTATATTAACATTACCTGATACTGATACAGCATCTTTAAAAGTAGCTGCTCCTACTACTGTAACAGTGCTTGCAAAGTTAGTTGCTCCACCTACACTAAGAGTAGATGCAAGACTTACTGCACCAGCTACTGTTACCGTTCCTCCAATATTAACATTTCCACTTACTGAAACATCGTCTTCAAATTCAGCTTTGCCTGTAGTAATTAATGTTCCACCTACAGAAGTGTTACCAGTAATATCTAAAGTTGATCCAAGACTTGTAGCTCCTGCTATAGTAGTAGTTCCACCTATATTAATATTTCCACTAACAGATACATTATTATCAAAAGTAGCTGCTCCAACAGCTATAAATGTCCCACCTATAGAAGTATTACCAGTTACATCTAAAGTGCTTCCTAAACTTGTAGCACCAGCTATTGTAACAGTGCTTGCAAAGTTAGTAGCACCTGCTACACTAAGAGTGGATGCTAATGAGACTGCCCCTGCTATAGTAGTAGTTCCACCTATATTAACATTACCACTAACAGATACATCATTATCAAAAGTAGCAGCACCTACTGCTAAAAATGTACCACCTATAGATGTATTTCCATTTACATCTAAAGTGCTTCCTACTGATAATGCAGCAGATACTGCTAGACTACCACCAACTCTACCATCACTAATAATAGAAGCAGCTATACCTGTAAGATTAGAACCATCTCCATGATATGCTGATGCACAAACTCTAGCATTAGTAGCTTGAATATTTGTACCTGCAATAGTAACTGTGCCACCTACATTAAGATCACCACTTACAGAGACATCTCCACTAAATCCTGCATTACCTGTACTTCTAAATGTACCACCAACTGAAGCAGAAGTAGCTACATCTAATCTACCACTAACAGAAACATCATTATCAAATGTAGCTTTAGATGTAAATGTACTTGCACCTGCCACATTAAATGTACCACTAACAGATACATTATTATTAAATATAGCTGCACCCTCTACGGTTACTGTGCTACCAAAGTTAGCTGCTCCTGATACAGATACATCATCTTTAAATACAGCTTTGCCTAACACAGTTACAGTAGAACCAAAGTTTGCTGCACCACCTACAGTAACAGTTGATTTTAAATGTGTAGCTCCTACTATAGTTGCGGTACTAGATACTTGTAATGTACCACCTACTACTGCATTACTAACTGATATATTACCTGCTATTACAGCAGTAACACCTGTTATATTTGAACCATCTCCATAAAATGCAGAAGCACATACTCTATTATCTACATGAAGATTATTATCAAGAGAAACAGAACCAGCAACTCCTAAAGCACCACTAACTTGCACAGCATTAGTTGCAACTTTAAGTGCTGTATTAGTACCATCTCCTGTTTGTATAGGTTTAAGAGATGTGCTCACACCTTCATTACTAACAGCAGAACTTACAAGTATAAGCTGTTTATAAGTATTTGAAATAAGTCTTCCTGTTAAATCTGTCATATTAGTTGCCAATACTGTTCTGTTGAATCATATGTACTTGCTGCTTGATCCCATGTTAAATTTCTTCCTGTATCATCTGGTCTTGGATTTAGTATAGAAGGATTGTCTCTAACATCAGGTACTTTATTTTGTGGATGATTTTTTAAATCGTATTGTCCTTCATAATCTGTTGGGCATACTAACATACCATAGCTATTCATTCTCATTTGACGATGTGGATAAACAAACCCACAAATGTCACACATAGCTAAAGCATTTTTAGTGCTTGCCATTAAATATATCCTAACTTTGGAACTATATACATAGAAGCTCTTTGTCTATCTTCTTCCATAGCTCTTGCAAGAAGTTCTTCATAATTAAGTTTTAAAAATTGTATTTTATCTGCCGTAACACCGGGACGTTTTATTGACATATAATAAGAAAGACCCATTGTTAAACATGGTAAAAATCTTTTAGGTATATCAGCATTTTGTATTGCTGATTTATTTACATCTTGTAATTCTTTTACTAATTCTAATTTAAGAACATCAGTTGAATTATCTGGTAAAGGCCACACACGTAAAACAGGATTGTCTCTTTCTCTACGAATAGAGTATTGATTAGGTCTACCTTTTTGTGTTTTATTTGGTATAAGTAGATATTCTTCTGAAGTAATTCTTTCTAATTGTAAATCTGTATCATCTCTATTAATAACAACTTCAAGAGCATCTATAGTAGAACTATCTAAAGAATATGTAGCAGTGCTTGCTGTCACAGTTAAAGAAGAAACAGATGTACTCCAAAGCATTACACCACGATTCTGCCAATCTTTAAGCATAAGATTAATAGAACGTCTAGCAGATGCTGGTTCATTACCAAGTGTGCTCTCACCACCAATCATTTCTGTAGCTTCTTGAATAACTTCATCTATATCTAGATTAAAGTTATATGTTCCTGACACTGCCATTATTTCTTAGTCCTTCTTCTTACGGCTTTCTTTCGCTTCTTGAAAGTCCTGACCATTGTGGGCTTGCCTTTTATTCCTTGTACTTTCGCTCTCTTCCTTGCGACAGCACTCTTGATCTGACCTTTGGTCATGCGTTTCGCAGTAGCTCTTGGTACGCATTTTGGATACTTCCTTTTGCTAGTTTTAGTAGACTTACGACCACAGGCTTGGAACTTGCCCTTTTTCTTTGGAGCACCAATATCAACCCAATCACCCTTTGGGCCTTTTCCAAAC